AATGCCGATGGCTGAAGAAGTGCGGCAGAGATTCGCATCGCAGATCCTAGAAGAGAAGCAACGTATATCAGCGATGCTGAAAGTGGTGCACCCTAACCAGTCTTTCACCATGCTGCGCAAGCAAGCGCAGGAAGACAGACACGGCAACGGCAACGGATACCTGGAGCTGATCAGCACCGGGCGCGGCGACCTTGCGGGAATCAACCACGCACACGGGCACAGCGTGCGGATGACGAAGCGAGACCGGCGACCCACGAAAGTCACTGTGCAGCGCGTGCGGCCTGATCTGGGGTTCGCACTGGAAGACGTAGATTTTCAGCACCGCTTCCGGCGCTACGTGCAGGTGAGACAGAGAAAGGCGGTTTTTTTCAAAGAGGCGGGAGACCCCCGGCAGCTGGACAAACTCACAGGCAAGTTTGCCAAGAAGGACGAAACGATCCCGCTGGGCCGGCGCGCGACAGAGCTGGTGCATTTCAAGATATACAATCCGGTAACTCCCTACGGTGTGCCGCTGTGGATCGGTAACCTGTTTAGCTTGTTCGGATCGCGCGCTGCTGAAGAGATCAACTTCAACACGTTGTCACGCAACAACGTGCCTTCTATGTTCGTGATCGTGGAGAACGGCTCTTTGACCCCTGCATCAATCCAGCGGCTGCAGGAGTTCGTAGAGTCACAGATCCAAACGGCTGCGAACTATTCCAAGTTCATTCTGCTGGAAGGCGAAGCGATCGAAGAGGGCTCGCCTAACCCGGAGAGCTTTCGGATCCGCATAGAGCCGTTGACAAACATACAGCAGAAAGATGAACTCTGGCAGGAATACGATTCAAACAACCGTGACAAGGTGCGCCAAGCGTTTCGCCTGCCTCCGATCTTCGTCGGCAGAGCAGACGATTATACTAGGGCGACAGCGGACACGAGCAGAGACATTGCAGACGAGCAGATCTTTGCGCCAGAAAGAGACGATGACGATTTCCTGATCAACCGCTTTATCATGTCGCGGTGGGGCGTGAAGTTTCACACCTTCCGATCGAACCATCCAAACATAACCGATGATATAGAGTTGATCCGCATGATGGCGTTTGCAGAGCGCAGCGGTGGTATGACTCCGCGCAGAGCAGATCGAATCGTGCGCGATATCTTCGGGGATGACATCGGGCCGCTTCCGAAAGACATCGATCTGGATCGTCCGTTCAGTCTGCAGTTTGCAGAAGCGCAGTCACAGGGCAGGGCGCAGGGCGGCGCAGGTGGTGCGCGCACAGCGGGCAACTTGGCGAAGGGAATGATCGGTGACCTGGTTGATCTACGAAAGCGCATCGGAGATGAGCTAGACACCAGAGCATTGCTGCTACCAAACAACCAACAGCTGCTAGAGCTGGACAACTAGAAAGGCACCCACGATGGACATGGACAAAATCGCGGTAGCGAAAGTGAAGCTGCAAGAGGGCGAAGAGCTGATGGACTTCGTGCAGAAGGTAATGGAGGCAGTCTCACAGCAGCGGCAGAAGACACAGCGCAGCATGTTCGTGCGTGGCATTTTCAAGGGCTTTGTCATCATGCGCGATTTCGAGTCTGGAAACTTCTTCCAGTCGAAGTTGACGCGAGACAAAGAGGGATTGGTAAAGCTGGGGGATCCCTTTGCGGTGCGTCAAACCTTCGTGCCTATCGCTGAGAAGGTAGCGAAGAGCGAAGGCGAAGAAGACACCAGCGCAGAGGAAGAAGTGCAATACATCGAAGTGAAGAAGGCAGAGAGCTTCTGGGCGGGCGTGCTGTAGTGTGCGCCGGATGCGTTGAATTAGGACAGTTGTCGGATGAGCAGCTGATCGCAGCCGCATCCGAAATCGATGACACACTGTGCCTGATCCTGAAGATCGATCCGATCAGACCGCGCACGCTAGCTATCGAAGAAAGCCTATCCAACACTACAACCAAAGCGTGGAAGACAGCGGCTGATGATGCGATCGATTCGTCGATCAAGAGCGCGCTGGACCGTGCAGGAGATGCGCCACCTAGCGCGCTGCGTCTGCTGCTGCAGAAGCTTGCAGCGCGGCTGAAGAAACCACTAACCGCTGATCAGATCAAAGAAGTGAAGAAGCGGCTAACGAAGATCCATCAGAAGGCAAAGCGCATCTCTTCCAAAGCGGCGCGGGTCAAGTTCAGTTTTTCGCAGCGCGATAAGCTAGCGATCGAAGCGATCAAGAAACACCAGGTGTTTTGGATCGGTGACTTCTACAACGCGCACTTGAGCGAGCGCATACGCGCAGTCTCTGAAGAGTTGGTGTTGAATCGTGGGCTAGGATCACGGGAGGCAGGCAGGGCACTACGGGAAGCACTGCGGCGCGAATTCGGGATCGTCGCAGGGGGTAGGACTGGGATCGCTCCATCGATACCCGCACGCTTTGCAGGGAATCCTAACCTCTACTTCCGCGGGGTGGCTGCAACGTCTGCGCACCAGTCTAGGACATTCGGCAGCATCGAAGCGTTTAGCGAAGCCAAGATAATTAGCTACCAGCTGATCAACCCGGGAGACGATAGGACCGGGCAGATTTGCAAGGTGCTGAACGGTCAAGTTTACAGCGTGCAGGTTGGCGTTACGCACATGAATAGAGTCCTATCTGCGAAAGACCCCCGGGCTATCCGCGAGAAGATTGCACCGTGGCGATCCGGGCAAGAGCTACGGGCAGCCGTGGGAAGGTCACCCACTGGGAGTAGTGGGGCAGCGAGTAAGCTAGCGGCGAAGGGCGCGATCCTTCCCCCTTTCCATCCGCTCTGCAGAACAGAGCCTGTGATCGTTACCTAGATTCGGCTATCCGCGGATTGCGTGATACCCTTGTCACTGTTTGCGGTTAGTACAAGGCTGAAACATGGCGCAGAAAATTCGTATAGCTCTCCCCGCTGGTATGTACACAGGTCAGCCGATCCGGATCGTTCTGAGAGCTGCACGGAATACCCCCGCAGCAGCTCCCCAGCCGGCGCGTGTGGCCAAGTCCTATATTCCCCTGCTGCCAGTGCGGAAGAAAGACGAAGACCGGCAGATCGTGCTAGGGGTCGTCTTAGAGCCAGGCACGAAACGGGACGGCACGGTAGATGATACGCAGGGGTCTGTGATCAGCGATGTAGAGATCGCACAGGCTGCGCACCTATGGCTGGCGCGGCACCAAAACCGGGGACTGCAGCACGAGCAGATCATTAACAGCAAGGTGGAGATATACGAAAGTTATCTAGCACCAACTGATCTGAAGTTCGGCGCGCAGAAGGTCAAAAAGGGGACGTGGTTGTTGATGTATCACGTTCTAGATTCTGTCCTTTGGCAGAAGGTCAAGAAGGGGGAGATCGCGGGCTTCTCTATGGGAGGCTTTGCACGTAAGACCCCTGTAGGCGGCAAGAAGGGGAAACGCAAGTAAGGGTTTTCAACTTTGTTCGCACCCCAAAATTTGCTAATTCATACCTCGATTTCATAGAATACGGCTGATGGCTAAAGGTAAACGAGCAAGCAAGAAACCCACGCACAGGTTAGAAGACCTGGACGTGCGGGAAGTGTCGTTTGTAGACCACCCTGCAAACCAGAAACCATTTCTGGTTGTCAAAGCGCGGGACGGACTAAAGAACGCATTGACGGAGGCTAAGATAATGGCGCGCACAGCGGTGGCTGCGAATGAAGCACAACCCCTGGTGATCGAGATCGAAGGGATCGAGAAGTTCGATCCACTGTCGGCGCTTGACGTGATCGGGGAACCGGATCCGGAAGAGGCACCCGCGGAAGAGACCACCGAAGAGGTATCCACGGAAGCACCCGAGGAAGAGACCACCGAAGAGGCACCCGAGGAAGAGACCACCGAAGAGCCAGAGGCTGTGACGAAGACACACGCGCTGAAAGCTGCAAGCGGCGCGCTGGCTCTGCTCATGGAAACGGTCAACGCGATCACGAAGAGCGGGGGAGAGCTGACGGACGATCACGCGCAATCGCTGCAGCAGGTAGCGAAGGCGATCGCTGGAGAGGTTACCGCCGAAGTCTCGCAGGATGTGCGCCGCGACTCCATGGAAGCGCTCAGCCAGCTGATGACCACGGTAAACCTGATCAAGTCTCTCGACGCTTCGATCGATCAATTGCCCACAGCAGTGACGCAGCAGACGAACAAGGTAGCCGCGTTGCTGTTGGGTGTTGCGGCTGCAAAGGCAGACGTGCAAGAAGAGACGGGCAATCCTGCGCCGTCTGTTACCGTGTACAAGTCAGAACGCGAAGACGGCGATCTTGACTTGATACTCATGCGGGGCGCGAAGATCAAGCAAACCCGTTTGAGCAAGCTAAGGGAGGCTGCTTCGATGCTGACGAAACTGATCGAAGAGCTGGAAGGTTCCAGCAAAGACAAGACCACGAAGGCGGAAGAGACCACCGAAGAGACCACCGAAGAGACCACGGAGACCGCGATCGATGCTGACGCGATTGCAACGCAGGTGACTGCGAAGGTCAACGAGGCAATCGCTAAGGTGGTGAAGGAAGTCAACGTGGGGCTGAACGGTCTCAGCGATCAGATCGCGGCAATCAGCAAGCGCGTGGATGATGTTGACGGTACGGTGCCTGACGGCAACGCC